GTTGTTTTCTTTTACCAATTTATTTATTTTTCTCCAAAATCATACACACTATGTTTCAAAAGCTTGAAATCGTGCATGTATTCTTGGAAGGTTAATATTGATGGCCGACTTGGTAAAACATCAGCATGTTTGAGAATTGATTCACGCAATTCATTATAAGCAGGTTCCCCATGCAAAATGATTTCGCGGAAAGCAATATCAATATTATCCATTAGGATGGTATCGGGATCGACAGTATTGTTTCGTGTCCAATTCAACATCTCGTAAATAACGTCCTTTCTCAATGGTGCAACATGTCTCATAAGCTCCTTTTCAAACCGAAAACTTCGCTTAAGAAAATGTACATCATCCAGCGATCGATATTTTATCGCATGTCCAGACTTAGTTTCATCAGTGTATTCATGACCGATGGTTTTCATCATTGCAGTGATGGTCTCTTGATTAAACAAGTTGATAACAGCATCTGCTATATTCAACACGTTATCATCACCATATGCAATCATGGCCACATAACGATTAAAGTCAGCCATTGAACTATATTGCGGAGCACATTCCCTCATAATTTTAATCCAACTTACACGCATAATGATCATGTTATATAAACAGTTCAAAATTGCGGTAAATGGATTTCCAGATGGTTGTGAATGCGTCCACATATAGACATTATCATCAAAAATGTGAACAGAATATACAATATGAGTCCACAAACCAATACAGATGTTCAACTCCCGTCGTCCCTCGGGAGTGTTAGGGTCAATAAATGTTGTAAACCACGGGTAAAAAATTTCCCAAAACATCGACCACATAATTTGATCCAACAAAGAACCATCAAAATTACCGAAATCGCCAGCAATAACTTTGGGACCCTTCGATCTTAATCGTTTTGCCAATCGCTCCCAATCGTTGGAGAATGGATTTGTTCCAACAGCGATTTCATTATCAATCCGATTGTGCATCAACCACGCCGCAAAAGGCAAGAAATACTTTCGAAAAGCAACAACAAAATGTTGAGGCCCAGCTGCAAACGATCTCGTTTTGCAAGCATCCACCTTGGCATTCTCTCGCCGTTCATCCTTCTTTGTGTCTACCCAAAATACATTGCGTATGACACCTTGTGCACAATCCTCAATCAGTTCCTCAACGTCAGCTTTCAATTGTTGGGCATACATAGATTCAAAATCGAATTTCTCATCCCTACCCATCCATCGAGTCTTTCCAGGCATGCCTTTGTTATTAAGCATGTATGGATAACCCGGTGATGTTGATCTACACACAGCTTTCATGAACTGATCATCCAACGTACCACGAACAGCCTCCTCGTATGTCAAAACCCGTCTGTATTTTTCAACATCTACAGATTCGTTAAACTTTGTCATCACGATGCGACTCACATCCTGCGCAGCCGCTTTGACAATCTCTGGATCAATTACAGTCGTTTGACCCCCACACTTTTTGAGTGCTTTCTTCAACGGATCTGTAAGGACTCCATCAACCATCACAGGTTTTAAAATGGCCGGGCGTGTTGTCGGTTCCGTTATTTTTCCATGTAATTTTGATGGAATTATACTTGTCTTGCTTGAACCATTTACCCTCTTGTCTGCTTTTCCAACGGGAATAAACAAACCTTCAGGCATTTCTGGCTCAACAGTGGGATCAATATTTGATGGTATGTCGAAGCAACACTGCACATTTGCAATATTCTGCTTCCCCATTGCATCCAACGCATCCTGAATCAATTCCTGCGTTACAGGCACGGCATAGCCCACACTGCTGTGTTCATTTCCAGCAATGTGCATACCAATCAACTTTCTCTCCATCCGACTATTATATACTCCAACAATGGCACCACAATCTCCAACTTGCGTAGGTGCCTCATATTTGTAACAATCTCTTTGCTGGTAAGAGGGTATATCATCACTGTCTGCATATTCTATTGTTATGGCGCGATCTAAAGCCTTAATTTTACACAACCATTGATAAGCTCGAGTCAAATGACCACTCGCAGATCTATGGAAGGTAGCCAACGCACCAGCAGTATACGCCCG